ATCAGCGTCGGGCGGCTGAACATCGCGTCCAGGCCGGAGCCATACCAGCCGTAGGCCTGCTCGTGCGCCCACGCGGCGATCGGGTCTCCGTACCTCTGGGCGATGTAGTTGGCCATCGCCGTGGCCTGGCCCGCGTAGGTGGTCGAGTTCCCGCCGTACTGGGCGTACTCGGACGGCCCGTTAATGAACTGGGCCATGCCGTAGGCCCCGCTGCTGGGGTTCGTCGCGGTCAGCGAGTAGCCGGCCTCGCGCATTTCCACGTTGTTCAGCGCGGCCCACTCGGCGGCACTCGTCCATCCGTGCTTGGCCGCCGCTGATTTCAGGGCCGCGACGCCGCTGGCGTTCGATACGCCTCCGCTGCCCATCGCCCCGGCCGCGGCCGCGCCCGCCGCTGCCGCGGCCGCGCCAGACGCCTTCTGGAAGACGCCCTGCGCCTGGGTCATCCCGATGCCCAGGCCGTTCATGATTTCCTTGCCGGCGTCGATGGCCCACTGCGGCGGCGACTTGATGCCGAGGAACTTCAGGATCTGCCCGGGGATCCCCTTGATGAAGTTCCACACACTGCCGATGACGCTGGTCATCCCGGCGAGCAGCCCGTTGATGACCCCGGCGCCCCACCCGGTCAGGACGCTCCCGGCCGACCCGAGGGCGCTGGTGATCTTGCCGGGGATCGCCTTGAAGAAGTTCACCACGGTGTTAATCCCGTTGGTGACTTTGGTGACCGTATCGGACCAGACCAGGTTCCAGGCGTTCGCGATGTCGGTCCGGACGATCCCGAACGCGGTGACCGCGCCCGTCTGCAGGGTGTGCCACCAGGTGGCGACGGTCCGCACGCCGTTGGTGACCTTGGTGACCGTGTCGGACCAGATCAGGCTCCAGGCGGTCGCCGCGCCGGACTTGACGGCGCCGAGCGCGACCAGGATGGCGTTCTTCAGGCTGTTGTAGCCGGCCTCGACGTCGTGGCCGCCCTGGATCGCCCGGCCGATCGTCTGGGTCCACGTCTTATTCCACGCGTCGATCGTGTTCGACATGATCTCGTTCATGACGGCGGCGATGTCATGGCGCCCGGTGTCAAAGTACCCGGCGAGGTCGTGGAACCCCTTCGCGGTGCGCGTGATCGTGTTGTTCCAGACCAGGTCCCAGTCCTGCTCAACGCCAGTGCCGAACGACGCGAACGCGTGACGCATGCTGTCGATCGAGGAGAGGAACTTGGTTTTCCACTGGGTGAAATCCTCGAACTTGCCGGTCGTGATCTTGCTGTACAGCTCGCCGATGGCCACGGCGATCAGGGCAGCACCGCCGACTACCGTCCCCAGCCCCACCCCCGCTCCGCCTGCGGCTGCTCCCTCACCTGCGCCTGCCGCCGCTCCGCCCTTGCCTGCGACTCCCGCGCCAGTCATCGTGTCGGCCGCCCGCTGCATCGCGACCGCAGCGGCGCCCATCGTGTCGCCGGCCTTCTGCATCCCGGCCGCGCCGAGCTCGGCGACCGCGCCGCCGCTGAACAGCTTGCTGATCCACCCGGCCGCCAGCCCGACGAACTTGACCCCGACGGAGAACACGCCGAGCTTGTTCAGGATCAGCAGCGTCCCCGCCACGTCCGCCAGCGGCTTCGCGATCGACGCCGGCAGTTTCGCGACCCACCCGAAGAAATCCGAGATCAGCTTCAGCTCGAGCGTGCCCCCGGCGGACAGCCCCGGCGCGAGAGCCTTCAGCGCCCCGCCGATGTTCTTCAGCAGCCCCCCGACCACCGGGCCGTTGGTGCTGAACCAGTTCATGAACTTGGTGATGTCGTCGGCGGCCTTCTTGGAGCTCGACCACTTCAGCACCGCCGGTCCGAGGTCGCCGATCCACCCGACAGCCTTCTCGATCAGCGGGTTGAATTCCGGCAGCAGGATGACAAACGACTTGACCAGGTCGATGATCGTGCCGCCGGCCGCACCGACCGCCTGGGAGCCGGTCCCGGCGATGAAATCCCGGAACGCCGTGAACGCCGGGGAGTTGATCAGCCCGTCGAACTGGACGCCGAGGTCCTTGATGACCGGGGACACTTTCGCGATGATCGGCCCCAGCTTGGAAGTCAGGTCGGTGACGGCCTTGAGCCACGGCTGCAGCGCCCCCGCCACCACGGGGGTCTGCGCGGCCTTCAGGTTCTGCCACCCGTTCGCCATGTCGCCGAGCTGCTTGGACAGGGCGATCTGCGCGGGGGACAGCTCGGAGTAGGCCAGGTTGATGGCCTTCTGCTCCGTCGCGTACGCCGTGGATTGCTTGGCACCCGCCGCGATCGCGGAGTTGTAGGTGTCCTGCGCGGTCTGGACGGCCTGCTCGGCGGTCAGCGCGGCGGACAGGACCGGCTTGGCGACGGCACCGAACGCGCCCACCGCCCCAGCCGCGGCGGCGAACGCGCCAGCTATGCCGGCAGCGGCACCCACGGTCACCCCGGCCAGGGTGCCGGCGGCCGGGGCGAGCGCCAGCGCCGGGCCCAGCCACGCCGGACCGCCCCCGCCCTTCGCCGAGTCCGCGGCCTTCTGCAGCTTCTGCAGCGCGGAGTCGTCGACCGTGACCTTAACGTCCAGAGCCTTGTCGATCCGGGCGCCGGCCACCTTGGCCTCGGCGTCCATGATGGCGAGTTTCGCCTTGTACGCCCGGTCGTCGATCTGTGCCGCGAACTGCGGGAACGTGGCCTTCAGCTTGTCGGCGCGCACCCGGATGTCATCGAGCTTCGCCGTCGCTTTGGCGGTCAGGATCTGGACCTCGACCGGCTTAGCTGCCGCATCCGCGACGGACTTCAGGTCGGCGCGGAAAATCTGGAGCTTCGAGGTCGCTGCGGCGGAATCTACTTTCAAGGCATAAGTGGGGAAAGCCTTTTTCAAAGCCTCGGCCCGAGCGTCGATCGCGTCGAGCTTGGCCTTGGATTCAGCGTCGCCGGAGACGGACAGGTCGATCTCGACTGACTTGACAACCAAGGTCAGGAACCTCCGGTCAGGTCAGTTGCTGCAGGTCAGTGATAGCCCAATTCCGCCGCCCAATCGTCAACGACGCCCGCGAAGATCTCGACCACCTGGTCCTCCGTGGCGTCAATCGCCTCCAGGAGGAAGGGTCGCGGGACCTGCCTCACCCAGGTCCATTTCTCCCGCGGCCCGTGCCCGTAGACAGGGTGGGCGATCGGCGCACCCGACTCGCGGCCCTCCATCGTGTAGGCCTGGGGCGCGGCACGCCCGCCCGCCGCGATGGTGATCCGCGACGCGCCGCCCTGCAACCGCACCGACGCCGGCACGCGTACCGACCAGCGGGCCGATGACGCCCGCGCGAAGTCGGCGACGGGCTGCGCGGCGAGCCGGAGCCGGTCGGCGAGGATGGCCTGGTCCGTTCCGGGCATCGCGGGCACCTCTCGCTTGCGTTCGTGGTACCAAGCTGGTACCGTTCGGGTATCATCTAGAGAGGGAGACGCCATGAACGAGCAAGAGCGCCAGGCGGCAGTCCGGCGCGTCATCGCACGTGGCAGCGACCCGGAAGCCATCGCGGAAGCCGAGGGCGACTTCGGTCCAGAGGGCACCTTCCGGCTGGACGGCTGCACCTGCTCGCCGGTTCGCGGTTCGCACCGGCCGTCCTGTCCCTGGAACGCCCGGTGAGCACCTTCAGCATGCGCCTGGACGATGACCTCGAAGCTGAGGTCGTCGCCTGGGCCAAGCACCACGGCCTCAGCAAGTCCTCCGCCATCCGCATCCTGCTGCGGATGGCGCTTGAAGAACGAGCAAGTCATGAGAACCGCTAGACCCCTGGCCGTCCTGGCGATCGCCGTGACAGCCCTGGCCCTGGCCGCGTGCGGCGGCACGTCCGCGCCGCCCGGCCAGGCCGCTAACGTCATCGTCTGCCAGCACTACAAGGTGCAGCGCGCCACCGTGAAGAACCTCGCCGAGCCGACCGTGGCCGACGCGGTGAAGTTCAGGGGATGGGTCGCGGTCGACGCCGCGCAAGCCACCCCGGGTACTGCGGTGGCCCGCGACCTGGGCGTCATGGCCACCGCGCAGACCGCCGACGCCGCGTACTACGCCGCCTCCGGCCGGGTGCTGGCCGACTGCACCGCGCTCGGCGTCACCTTCCAGCCGTGAGGATCAGGCGGCGGCGGACGTGGAAGCCGCTGATCGGGCGCCTGTGGTTTCCCGGGCGCCCGCGCCGTTCCCGGCCGGGCGAGTGGGCCGAGGAAGACGTCACCGCTGCCCCTTCTCCGCGGCGGCCCGGTCTTCGGCCTCGACCTGATACCAGGCCATCCACTCCGTAAGCTCGGCTGACGAGATGCGGCCGAGGAGTTCTTCGACGGTCATGCTGAGCTCGCGGGCTAGGCCGAAGCAGAATCTCCTGACGGGGCGGTCTCGGAGGCTTTTCCCATCTCGTCCAGTGCGCCCTTGTTTATGCCGGACAGCCGGGCCGCCACGTCCCACACCCGGTCCAGCGCGGCGGCGGACAGCTCACCGAGCGCGGCGACATCGCGCTGGGTGAACAGAGGCTCGCCGTCCTCGCCGACGATGGTCCAGGCGGCGAGCTTGGCCCGGGCGTTCGCCACGTCGGGCACCATCTGGCCGCCGCGCTGCACGGCCATCGACGCTTCCCATTCATCACGCTCACGTCCTCGCAACTCCCGCACCAGCACCACGTCCGAGCCGCTGGCCGGGTCGGCCCATTCCGGAACCCTTACCTCCTCGGTGCGCAGTGCGGAGGCCTTCAGGATCGCGTCCCGGCCGAGGTAGGAGCCCAAGTTATTTCGCCTTTCGCGTGGTCAAGGATGCAATGCTCGCCCCTGCCCTTGCTTTGATTGCAGCGTCGGCAGAGCGTCTGATAGCCGGGCGGGAAACCCTGCTTGACCAGCCAGAAATAGAAGGTGTTGCCCGCGCGGCCCTGCGAGTGGCCGAATAGTGCCTCACGGTGCCGCTTGCCGTTGCCGTCGACGTGATCGATGCTCGGGTTTTCCGTCGTGCCGCAGCAGGCACAGGACCAGCCGTAGTGGTCGAAAACCTGCGATCTGTGACTGCCCTGATATTTACGCTTACCCTCAGCCGCTGGCCGGCGGTGGGTTTCGTAGTAGCTGCGCGACCGCGAACAGGTGCAGTCCCGGCAGTCATTTCTGCGTCCGTCAGGCGCGCCGTCTCCGCGGCGGTAGAAATCATCCAGCGGTTTGACCTGGCCGCATACGACGCAGCGTTTCGTGGCAATATCAGGCATGGCTCACCTTCAGGCTTAGCGGCTAGGTGGGTCTGGGGCCGTCCGGCATTCACCCGGGCGGCTCCTCCTATTATTGCAGGTCAGCTAAGGGATAAGGACGTTGTTGGCCGGAACTTTGGTGATACTGAAGCTCACGTCGACGAGTTCTGCGGCCGTCATGTTGCCGTTCACTGCGCTGGCGGTGACCGTCGCCGGGAAAATGTCCATTCGCTGCCCCGTGACATCACCCTCCCAGAGGAGCACCACGAATCCGATGGTGCCGCGGGGTAGCGTCAGCCGGATGTCGCTGCTGGTGTTGGTCGCGTAGATCGACAGGGAGCAGGATGCGGCGGTGATCGCGCCGGGGATCTCGGAGGTGAACCGGCTGGACAGGTCCGGCGTGGGGGTCGTCGCGCTCGTGACGGTGAACCCGGTGACGGCGGCGACCTCATTGGACAGGTCGATGCCGGCGTTCAGCTCGGCGCGGAGCGGCGCGGTGTAGGTCGCGATCGTGGTGACCCAGTAGATCTTCCGCGTACCTGGCGGTATGTAGCGGATTGTCGGCGTCAGCGGCGTGGGGGGCATTTACTTCTCCTCGCTGGTTCCGGCCTCGTCGGCCTGCTCCGCAGCTTCGGCCGCCTTGGCGGCCTTGGCCTGGGCCCTGGTCACCGGCGGCGGCTCCGGCACAGGTTCCGGCGCGGGCACCTCGTCCTCGCCGAGCAGCCGCCACCCGCCCGCGTAATGCTGGGAGAGGGAGGCCCGGTGCACGCGGCCGGTGCCGCCGGTCTCCGGGTGGATGATCGTCACCCAGTCGGCCTGGTCGGGTTCGCTCATGGCCCCTGCTCCTTAGCTGCTGATGGCGACGACAGCGCCGCTGATCGTGCCCGCCGCGACGTCGAACGTGGCGAGACCGGTGACCGGGTCGCCGTAGACGAGGGAGACCAGCGGGATGATGGTGACGGCGCCGATCGTGGCCGGCAGCGTCACCGTCCGGTTGGGGATGACCAGGCCGTCGAACGTGGTGGCGGCCGGCACGTGCATCGTGATGATGCAGGTGGCGGCGGCGCCGTTGATGAGCATGAGCCCGAGGCCGGAGCCGCAGGGCGCCGTGTTGCCGCTGACGCCGCCCAGCCCGGTGGTGAGGGTTACCGGGTTCAGCCCGGCGTGCGGCGCGACCTGCGATGTGAGAGCCGCCATGGGCACCTCCGGGTTGAGTGGTGGCGAGTAAGATCAGAACTGCGGGGTGGCGAGTGCGGCCGTTTGAGGATGGCGAGTCTGTGGCCATCCGAGGTCCCGGGAGTTGAGCCCCGGCGCCCCGCCCCGTCGGTCAGCGGGTGGTGTACGCGTCGCAGGTGACAGGAAAGACGATCCTGGCGAGCGCCCCCCGCGTCGTCTGCTGCTGCGTCAGCGACCCCATCCCGGGCACCGCGCGCAGCACCTTGCCGCCGAGCGTGTGATCAACGGCGATCGCCGCGCCGCACGCCGCATGCAGCTGGTAGGCCCGGGTCCGCGCCGCGCCGATGTCGCCGTCCGGGTCGATGACCTCGGCGGTGCACATGACGGCGTACCGTTCCCGGTCGGGCCCGGTGCCCAGTCCTTCGGGGGTGGAGGTGCCGGTGACGACATTCTGGTTCTGGCTGGGCGTGTAGCCGACCGCGACGCCTTCCACGGCTTCGAGGGCGGTGAGCTGCCAGCCGTCCCGGACCTGCGTCGCGGCCAGCGCGGGCGCGGCCGTGAACGCGGCGACCAGCGCGGCGATCGCGGCGGGGACGGATGAGGAGTAGGTCACCCGGTCAGTCCCATGTCAGCGTCCACGCTTCCTCGGTCACGGCGTCCGGCCAGCAGGCCGGGTCGTACAGCTCACCCCACGACCACGAGCCGTCCGGCGTGGCCAGGACGGTATGCGGGCCGGGCAGATCGACGCCGAGCAGCACCGCATTATGCTGGACGCTCTGGGCGGTCGGCTGAGGCAGGTACCCCGAGACCGAGCGGTCGGTCGTGACGGATGCTCCGGGATCCGCGCCTATTACCGTCACCGGCCGCCCAGGGCCTATCTCTGCGAACCCCGCCAGCCGCGCGCCCGCCAGCCCGAACTCGCAAGCGGCTTCCAGCGTGGCCAGGATGCTCGCCCCCGCGTCCGGGTCGCTGGCGGTCCGCCAGTAGAGGGCCAGCACGTCAGCGTCGCTCACCGGGCGCCCTGTGAGCCGCAGGGACGCGGCGACGGCTTCGGCCGAGCAGCACGCCACGCCCGCGCCGAGGGCCAGCTGCCGTTTCGCCGGCGCGGGTGCCGGTTTCCCTATGTGAGCCAGGTGCGCGAGATGGGCCACGTGGGCCAGGTGCGCGGCGTGCGCGGCCTTGGTGCCCTTGACCTGCGCGGCGGTCGGCTTGGCGGCCGGTTTCTTAGCGGCGGCCGGTTTCTTGGCTGCTGTCTTCTTAGCGGCGGCCGGTTTCTTGGCTGCTGTCTTCTTAGCGGCGGCCGGTTTCTTGGCGACGGGCTTCTTCACACGTACGCCTCGGTCATCAGCGGCATCCCGTTGAAGCTGCCGTCGAGAAGCTCAGCGGCCTGGTTGGGGATGGCGAACCCGAACCCGGGCACGGTGGCCATCTCCTCGGCTCCCGCGGCCAGCAGGGCAGGGCCGCGCTGGGGCTGCCAGAGGTGCTGCAGGATGATCGCCGCGGCGCTGCCGAACGCGGCCGGGGCTGATGTGCCCCATCCGGCGACGTAGACGACGGTGACCTGCGGCAGCCAGCTAAAGAAAGGACCGTAAAACGGCAGGCCCAGCTGGCGGCGGATCAGCCCTGCATTGGCGTCGAGGTCGAGGCCCGCGCTGATGTTGATCGCGCCGCCGCTGGCGCCCGTGATCGACGTGACCGACACGAGGGGCCGCTGCCGCACCGGGATGACGGTCTGGCCGCTCATCATCTCGGACCGCTCGGTGATCGTCCTGTTGACGAGCGGGCCGCCGGTGTACGACTCCAGGCACGATTCGATCGTCGCGATGAGCCTCTGTATCTGGGTGTCGTTCGTGGTTGTGGCCTGCGGGATGTTCAGCGCGTCCTTGGCGTCCTGCAGCGGCAGCACGGCGACTTCGAACGGGTCGAACACGTCGAAGTCGCCGAAGCTGACCCCCGCGCCGGTGCCGGTCGCCGTCCACGCGAACTGGTAGTGGCCGATGGCGGCCAGGTCGGTGACGGGAATGTCCTGATGATAGGCACCAGTGGAATCATTGGCAGGACTGCCGTAGGTGCCGGTGGTGAGCTGGGTGCCGTCGGCCTGGGCGGTCTTGACGAGCAGGGTGAGCGCCCCGGCGTTGACGAGGTTCCCGTTGACGTCCTTGACGGTCGTCGACACCCTAACTGGCTGGTTCAGGGGATAGCGGGACACGTCACACCGCCTGGACGGTCATGATTACCGGCCCGGTCGTGCTCGTGCTCGGCGCGGTCGACGTGGAGGCCAGAGCGAACATCGTGATTTGCACGCTCGACGGCGACGCCACCATCAGGTCGAAATTATAGGTAGAGGCCGCAGTCAGCCCGGTCACGAGGAACTTCATCGTGTACTGGCGGCTGGCCCCCACGGCGTTGTCGAGGAACACGACGTTACTGGCCAGCATCGGGGTCAGGGTGCCGTGGGCGGCCAGCCCGAACGCGAACTTGTCAGACGCGGTGGCGATGTTCGCGATGAGCGTGGCCTCGACCATGACCGAGCCGGACACGGGCGCGGTGAAGTTGCCGGTGCTGATGTTCGGGACGGCGACCGCGCCGGTCCCGGCGCCCGTAAGGGTGACGGCGCCCCCGGTCGCCACGGTGCCGGCCGGGGAGCCGGACACGTAGGCGCAGCCGGTCAGCGTGTTCGCGGTGACCCCGGTGTAGGTGACGACTGCCGTGGTCGGCCCGGATGCCGCGACGTTGACGGTCCCCGCCGTGGGCCAGCCTGCCGTGTTCGCCACGGCGAGAACCCCCGCGCTGGGGGTGGCCCAGGCCGCGATGCCGGAGATCGTGCCGCCGTTGCTGCCCGCTGCCACCGTCGTCGCGGCGGCGTTAAGCGACGCCATCGTGGCCGAGAACGTGGAGAGCTGGACGACCGTCGCCGGAGCGTACGCCGAGGGCGGGCACAAGAACACGGACGGGCCGTTGAGTGGCAGCGCGTACGGCGTGACCTGGGCATAGGACGAGGTGAGCTGCCGGTTGCCGGACCATTCGGAGCCGGGCGGCAGGCTGCCGGACAGCAGCGTCGTGACGTTTACGAAGTTGTTGTCGCGCATCCGGCCGTACTGGCTGCCGCCGGAGGTGTTGAGGATACCCGTGCCCGCGTTGGTGAAGGTGTTGCCCGCGATGTCGATGAGCCCGGCGCCGGAGTTGAAGTGAATCGCATATGTGGGCGGCGTGCCCGCGTTCCCCTCGAACCGGTTGTCGGTGACGGTGCCGCCGGACTGCTTGGGGTAGAGCAGTGCCTGCCCCTGGAAATTGGTGACCGAGTTTCCCGAGCAAGTCACGTCGAGCTGATTCTCCAGGAAGATGCCGGCGGAAGATGCGGTGGCGGTGCTGCCGCCGCCGTAGCCGGCGTTCCCGGTGACCGAGTTGCCCTGGCCGGGGCTGCCCGCCAGGCCGGACAGGCCGCCGAGCGAGAAATGCGAGTCGACCGGGTTATAGGAGGCGTTGCCGGACATGACGCAGCCCGCGCACTGCCCGTCGAAGACCACGTTCCACACGCAGCCCGCGACGATGTTGCCGGACATGACGCCGTACAGGACCGGGTTCACGGTGGCGGACTCGGTGCCGAAGAAATGCGTGCCGGAGTGCCCGGTCGCGTTCTGCACGTAGCAGTCGCGGATGTAGACGTAGGTGCCGCCGAGGAACACGATCCCGGACGTGGCGGTGCTGTTCGCGTTGACGCCCAGGTCGCGGACGCCGCACCCGGTCGGGTTGACGGCGGCGATGATGGCCGCCCAGTTGGTCGTTCCCGGGCTGAAGTCGTAGCCGGACCCGGCCGGGTTGGCCAGGATGGTCGAGGCGAACCGGCCGGCGCCGGCCAGCTCGACGCCGGTGGCCAGGAGGATGGCCGCGCTGACCAGGAAGGTTCCCGGGGGTATGAACACCCTGCCGCCGCCTGCGGCCGAGGCCGCATTGACCGCGGCCTGGATCGCCGCGGTCGAGTCGGCTACCCCGGTAGGGTCAGCGCCTCCGGCGAACGCGGCGTTGAGGACGTTGAGGCCGGCGCCCGTCGCGGTGAGCGCGTCGATGATGTTGTCGATGTCCTGCGGCGGGTTGCCGGACCCGACGATGCGGGTGTCAGGAGGCAGGGTGAAGTCGACGGGCATCCTAGCTCGGTCCTCCCGTCCTGGTGCTGGTGGCGGTCAGCGTCCCGGAGGCCGGGGCGCCGTAGGTGCCGGCGTACTCCGCCTGGTATTCCGCGTCGGAACTTGCCGCGGCGGCTGTGCTGGCCGTCAGCGTCCCCGCAGACGCCGCTGCGGTCAGGACCCCGGCGGGTACCCCGTTGGCTGTCAGCGTCGCGCCTGGTGTCGTGGAGGTCGTCAGGGCGCCGACGGTGAACGCGACCTGCAGGCTGCCCGCCGCGGTGACCGCGCCGGCGCCGGTGATGGCCGCGATGGCCTGCTGGGCGGCCAGGGCGGACAGGACCCCCGCGCTAGCCGCGCCGGCCACGGCCTGCTGGGCGGCTTTCGCGGTAGCCGCAGCCGCCCCGGCCACGTTCGCGGTGCCGGTGATGTACCCGGCCGCCGTAACTGATCCCGCTCCGGCTGCGGCCGCCTTCGCGGCCTGAGCCGCCGCGGCGGCGACCGCCCCGGCGCCGGCTGCAGCGCCCGTGGCGGCCTGGGCAGACGCCGCAGCGGCCGTTCCGGCACCGGCGACGTTAGCGGTGGCCCCCGCGCCGGTGACGCTGCCCGCCGCCGTGACCGACCCGGCACCGGCCGCGGACGCGATGACGATCTGGGTGGCGACGTCAGCGACGGCGCCCGCGCCCGCCGCGGACCCGGCGGCAGACTGGGCAGCGGTCCCGGTGGCCGCACCCGCGCCAGCGGCAGACGCGGGAGCGATCTGGGTGACGACCGCCGTGACCGACCCGGCCCCGGCGCCGGCCGCCGTTGACTGGCCGGATACCGATCCCGCCGCAGTGACCGCCCCGGCACCTGCGGCCGAGGCGACGGCGATCTGCGTCGCGACGTCGGTGACGGCGCCTGATGCCGCCGCGCCCGCGCCCGCTGCCTGGGTGACGGGCGCCGGTCCAGATGTCCCGGCACCCGCCGCGGCGGCACCAGCGGACTGGACCGCGACCGTGCTGGCCACGCCAGCACCTGCCGCGGCTGCCTTGACGACCTCAGTGGTGACCGCGCTGGCCGACCCGGTCCCGGCCGCCGTAGCGACCGCGATCTGGGTGGCGACGTCAGATGCCGACCCGCTGCCCGCAGCGGCCCCGGGTGCGGCCTGAATGGCAGGCGCGGGCCCGGCTGTCCCGGCTCCGGCTGCGGTGGCACTGGCTGCCTGAACGGCTTGAGTGGTGACGGCCCCGGCGCCAGCTGCAGCCGCCGGGGCGGTCTGGGTGGCGACGGCCGTGACCGATCCGGCCCCGGCCGCCGCAGCGGTGGACGCGCCTCCCACCGACCCGGCCGCGGTGACCGACCCGGCGCCAGCTGCGGCGGCACCGGCGATCTGGATCACTACGTCAGTGACAGCGCCAGCACCTGCCGCGGCTGCGGTAGATCCCTGGACGGCTGTCGCGGTCTCTGCGCCAGCCCCGGCCGCAGCCGCTACGGCGATCTGGGTGACGACCGTGACCGCTGCGCCAGCGCCAGCCGCCGTAGCCTTGGCCGCCTGCGTCGCGATGGCGGTGACAGCCCCGGCCCCGGCGGAGGCGCCCGGCGCGACCTGGGTCGCTACGGCAGAGGCAGCCCCGCCGCCAGCTGCGGAGGCCGGGACGATGACCGTCGCAGCCGCCGTGACCGAGCCGGCGCCTGCGGCGGCAGCCGTAGCATTTGCCTGGTAGAACGTGGCGGCAACGGCGGTGTAAACGCTGGAAGCCAGCGTTCCGGAGAACGTGCAGGTGCCCGTTGCCGAGACGATCTGGTAGCCGCCCGCCCACCCCGGCGCTACGGTCCCGGTGCTGCCTGTCAGGGCGGTCCAGGTTCCCGCGCCGGTCACCGTGAGCGCGGTACCCGCGCAAGCCGTCCCGAAGAAAATCTCGTTAGCCTGCGTCGTAGTGGCGGTGGCCAGGGAGGTGAACGTGGTGGCCGCGGTATGGACCTGGCCCTGCGTCTTGTCGGCGGCCAGGACCCCCGGGATCTCGTAGGCCACGGCGTAGACGGAGACGCTCCCGCTGCCCGAATAGGTGACGACTACCGATGTCGCCCCGGATACGCTGACACCCGGGTCTGACCAGATTTCCGCGTCGGTCTCGACAACGTTCTGCACCGACTTCACTGACGCGAAATGGTCGGCGTTACCGCCGAGCTTGATGCCGCTGACCACGGGGTTGGTCGTAGCCCCCCCGGCGCCGAACAAGACGACGACGGTGTTCCCCGGGGTGACCGCGCTGCCGAAAGTGCAGGTGACGGTGCTGGCGGCGGTGGTGCTGGTTGCTACCGCCGTTACCTGGACCGGGGTCAGGGTCACGGCTTACCGCCCTCCGGTCAGGCGGATGCTCTCACGTCAGCGAGATCTGCAGGCCAGCAGCGGCCCCCGAGCCACCAACTACCTGGAAGGTGTTCCCGGATGCCACGTTGACCGGCTGGCCGTTGAACGGCCCCCACCAGGCCCGCGTGCCCGAGTTCCCCACCAGGTCGAAGCTGACGACCGCAGTGGGCGACCCGTTCGAGACGAACGACTGGGTGGTGAGCGGCACGCCCACCGCCGACCCGGCCGAGCTCGTGGTGGACGCTCCGGCCAGCAGCCACCCACCGTTGGTCGCGGTGGTGTACCCGGACGTCTGGGTGGCGATCTCGGTGCCCGCCGCGCTCGCCGTGCTCAGCGTCGAGTTGAGCCGGATCCGCATCGCCGACGTGCCCAGCGGCGTGCCCAGCGCCGTCCCGGGGATGCCTGCCGCCCCCGTCGGCGTCAGCGCGTTGAGGATGAGGGACACCAGCGTCTGGTCGATGGCCGCCATTTACGTCTCCTCGCCTGCGTCCGCGGACGCATCCAGTACGGTCTGCGGCCCGGCCGCTACCACGCTGCCGTCCGGGTCGAGCACCTGCCACCCGGCCAGCTCATCCGCTGGCGGCTCGCTCATCTAGCGCTCCTGACCGGTGCCGAGCAGCGGTATATGCGCGAGCGCGCCCATCGAATCGAGCAGGTCCAGCGTCGCGTGCGCGACCGTCTTGCCCCCGGCGTCCACCACGTGGCCGTCGGGGTCGAGTACGCGCCAGCCCTGGTCCGGCTCCCACGGCGGGATGACCAGCCGCGCCACGCCCAGCAGGTGCATTACCAGGCCTTGCCGCCGGCGGGGTGCTCGCCCTGCGCCGGCTTCTTCACCGTGCCGCTGTGACTGGCACCCCCGGCGTCGCGCTCATCCGCGGCGGCCTGCTTCTTCGCGGCCTTCTCCGCGTCGACGGCGTCATCGACCGCGGACTGCGCCGCCGCGTCGCCTTCCGCGCGCACCTCCGCCTGGTATTCCTGCTCAGCCTCGGCGTCTTCCCGCGCCTCGGTGGCCTGCTCGGCGGCGGCGGCCGACTGCGCGGCCTTCGCTTCGCCAGCGTCGCGCCCGACCTTGGCGGCTGCGTCCTTGCGTACCTTCTCCGCGTCGCTCACAGCGGTCCTCCTCAGATCAGAATGGTTGTCTTGACGTGTCGTTAATCTCGTGAACATGACGGACGTAACCCCGGAACAGGCGCACACGGCAAAGCACCTCGTGAACTCGGCCGGGGCGTACGGCGCGCTCATCGCCTTGGCCGCGCAGCTCCCGGCTGAGACCCTCACCTTGATCCGCTCGGCGCACGAGGACGCAACTGTCGACATGTGCTGCAACGCGCACTGCGAGGGGCGGGAATGCTGCATCGACGTCCTGCTCGATGACCCGGCTAGGTACGCGCCGGACAAAGTAGCCGAGGCGAAAGAACTGCTGCACCGTTACCGTGAGCAGCTTCAGCAGCCTTCCTAGATCAGGATCGTCGTCTTGACGTGGCCCACGCGCACCCCAGTGCAGACGTGGACGGGGATCCCGGCCGCGCCGCACCGCAGGCAGAACGTCATGTCCTCCCCGACCAGCGCTGACCCGATCACCGACTCGCGAAACCACGGCGCGGCCCGGTCCCCGGACGTCTTCTCGACGTGATCGAGCGCGTTCCGGTGCATCAGCAGGAACGCCGCGCCGGTCGCGCTGACCGGCATGCACGCGTCCTGCGGCCAGATCTTGTAGCGCGCGAACCCCACCTGGCCGCTGTCCTCGTCCTTGACGAGCTCGTACATCGTCGGCTGCTTCTGGCCGGTGGTCCCGTCCTGGGAGTAGCACAGGGCACCCAGGACGGGGCGTGTTGCCGGATCGGCTGCGCTGACCAGCCGGTCCACGTCTGCGGGGGTGAACACCATGTCCGTGTCGATCATGAGCAGCCACGGCGCGCGGCATTCCTCGAGGAACCGGCGGACGGTCAGGTTCCGGGCCTCGGAGATGTTCGGGCCGGACGGCGCGTCGAGGAACACCTCGATTCGGGCGCCGCCGCTCTTGCGGGCCAGGGCCAGCATCGAGGCGAGGAACTCGGCGCGGACCGTGCCGCCGTGGACGTAGCCGACCGCGACGTGCTCCGGCGGCGTCCGGCCGTGCGGCATCGCCTAGCTGGTGCCGTACGTGGTGAGGCCGGACTGCACGGTGCCCGGGTAGTTCCCGCCGGGAGTGTCCATGCTGCCGCCGTCCGGGGCGCCTGGGACCGGGCCGCCCTCGTCGCCGCCGTACTGCGGGATGCCGTCCTGCATCGTGCCCGGGTACTCGCCGGTGTGGCCCTGGATCGGGTTCTCCATGTTCGCGCCAGGGTCGATGTCCGAGGACTCGTAGTCGGGGAAACCCGAGGTCACGTTCATCGCAGGGGCGCCGGCCGGGGACATCAGGATCGCCTCGGACTCCTGCTGCCGGGGGCTGTCCCGGTCGGGGATGCCCGCGCCGGGCCCCGAGCCTTCCCCGCCGCCGGACAGGTCCATCGCCGCCGTCAGCGCCGCCTCGATCCCGCCGATGTCCTGCGGCGCGCTGATGTCGTACGGCGCGGTGCCCTGGCCGTCCGGGGTGACGCCCGAGTACCCGGCGGCGTCGCCCGGGCTGTCGGCGGGGGTGACCGGGTCCGGTGCGCCCTGCGGGTCAAGGCCCTGGAAAAACTCAGACATCATCTCTCCTCTGGAGGGGGCATCTGCGCCATCCGCCGGTGCCGCATGCAGGACCGGAACCCCGTGGCGGGGGTCCGGTGGCCGGCTATCCGCCAGCAGCCCTTCTCATGACAATTCAGCCAGTGCCATATCACGGCCACGATCGCGAGCTCGCCCAAATCGGAACCGAACCCGGACCACGCGAGATACCAGCCGCCGGAGGCGTCATCGAGGCCCAGGACGTGCGCCAGCCAGTGCACTCAGGCCGGCTCGTTACCGGTGCTGATGAACGTCTCCGGTGCGCCGCCGCGCGGCGGGTCGTAAAACTGGCCCGAGGGATCGGTGCCGCCCTTGAGGCCGCCGACCGCGCCGGGGTCGAGCGGCGACGGCGGGAATGTCATCAGGTCCCCGATGGTGGACCCGGCGCCGTTGTCACCCTGGAACTCCTGCCAGCGGCCCGTCGCATTCGCGACCGCCCCGGCCACCGTGCCGGACACGTCGTCGCGGCCGCCCGCGTCCGGGTCACCCATCGCGTCGATCGGCGACAGCGGGCCCGCGTAGTACGGCGCGTCGGCGGTCCCGGCGGCGATGTCATGCGCTGCGGGAGACTCGGTCGTGCCCAGGCCTACGACCCCGGACATGATGTCCGCGGCCGGGTCCGACAGAGGGCCCATCTCCGCGGCGTAGTCCGGCGGCTCGGGGGACAGGTCAGCGCCCGCGTACGGCACAGGTGCCGGGCCGGAGTTCGGCGCCGCGGGCATCTGCAGGCCCGGGTCACCGGGCGAACCGTGGATGTCAGCCATCACTGCCTCGCCTGGACGAAGATCTTGGTACGGGTCGCGTCCGCCGTGGTCTGCACGATGCGGAACCGGACGTACGGGGTCAGGACCGCGACGAGCAGCCCGGTCGTGAGCTGCGAGGCCCCGGCAAGCGCGGCGTAGGTCACGTCGGTGTCGAGCGTCGCGCCGTCGAAGCTGCCCTCGATCGTCGGCGTGGTCGTCCCCGTCGAGTTGGTGAACACCCACGCCAGCAGCATGTTCGTGAAGCCGGTCGTGTCATACCACCCCGACACGATCGGCGACAGCGCCAGCGTCGCCGGGGTCACGTACTCGAAGAGCCGGTTGCCCGGCAGCGTCCACGCCATCTACGCCGACTTCCCCGCGGTCTTCGGGGGAGCCTTCGCCGGCGCGGTCTTCACCGGCTCCTGCGGCGGCTCAGCCTTCGCCGGCTCGCTTTTGGGCTCCTCCGGCTCATCCTCGCCGCCCAGGTCCAGCGGCCGGAACAGCGTCCCGGACCCGTCCCGGTCCCGCTTCACCAGCGGATGCCCGAACGACAGCACCTGGCCCTTGGTGATCAGGTGGTCGCTGCCGTCCTCCATCGTCGCCACGAACGTGTCCGTCGCCTGCATCGGCGGCTGCTGTGCCATCATGCCCTCCTAGAATTCCGGGCCCGCCGTGTGGACCGCCAGGTACTGCAGCATGCCCGGGCTCACGTGGCCCTGGCCCGCCACCGGCGCGGTCACGCTGAACGCGGACGGGTTCGCCGCCACCGCCGGGTGCGCCGAGTCCCGCAGCGCGCCCGCCATCGTCAGGATCGAGCTGATCTCCGCGCCCGAGACGGCCGGCGGCGTCGCCGCGGTGCCCGCGGTGCCCGTGTCGGTGTAGGCCACCACCGCGCCGAGCGTCGCGACCAGCACGTTCTCTGTGGCCGTCACCGTGCCGCGGTACACCTTCACCGCGGTCGTGCCGGCCGGGAGCGCCGCCCACGTCAGGCTCGCGGTCCCGTTCAGCGCCACCGAGCATGTCGCCTCGTTGCTCGCGGTCGTCTCGCCGCGGCCGTTCAGGCCGGTGATCTTCCAGAAGTAGGCAGCCGCCGCGAACGAGCCGCCGCCCACGTTCGGCGACGCGGCCAGCGTCGACGGGGGCGCCAGGATCGTCGCGAGGACGAAACTGTCCGTGCAGTACCTGGCAGTCATCGTCAGCCTGCTTTCCCGGCCAGCATGTCCAGCATGGCAGCCGCGTGATACTCCGCGATGTACTCCATCAGGTCCTGCACCCGCTGGCCGGTCGGCTGCACCACAAGCCACAGCTCCAGGTTCTCCGGGTACCGGTTATCTGACTTGATGCCGTTCTTGTGGTGGACATTCTCGATGCCCGCCAGGCGCCGGCCAAGGGCTTGCTCCATAACGAGCACGTGCTCGAGGACCCGGCGGCCATCTGGCAGCGTGCGCCGGACGTATCCCTCTTTCGTCGGCTTGACGACGCCTCTGACCCGTATCGGCTGCGCCGGGCCTACCTCGCCTGTGCGGCGCAGTCTCTCGCCGTGGAGGTGGCAGTAGGCCGCGCCCTTGCGGCGGCGGTCGCAGCCTTCAACCGCGCAGGACTGCTGCGGGGCTGGCGTGCGCCCCGGCCGCATCCGGCCTGCCGGGCCTGGTTCGCCGGTGGCCCGGATCCGGGATCTGTGCATGGCGCAGTAGCCGCGCGACTCGGTGACTTTCTCGCAGCCCTCAACCGAGCATTGAGACTTAGGCTGCCATTCGCGGGCTTCGAGCGTTCCCGCCCGGCGCAGCCGGGTGTAGTGCATGCGGCAGAGACCGCGAGCCACTACGACCCGGCTGCACCCTTCGACACTGCATATCTCGTTCATACCCCGAACTTACCAGAATATGAACCCGATAATGCGGTTTTCTGGTCAGGCGCCCTTCATTACGCGGAAAGCGTTGGGAACGGCGACCTGGCTGGATGTCCTCCAGAACATGAACCACGGATTGTTACTCACTCATCACGGTAAGTGAGGCCAGGTCATTTCTGCCTGGCTCTGCATCTTTGCCATCGATGCAGACCGGACTATATCTTCAGCTCCAGCCCTGCTCAGCTATGCCGGCTTCACAGGTCTATCGGAGTTGCCTCGCGTGTAGTCTCTACGGACTCCCCGGCACGGGTTGCCTCGGTATTCCCCTTGGATTGGCGGGGTTCACCGATACAGCGTGGTTTTCACTGACAGATCGCTCTGTCAGGCGGCCAGTTCGAATTGACCGGCCTGCCCTCCGGGCAGGATGCCACCCGTCTGCTTGACGAGCGGCTCATAGATGAGCGAAACGCCCACTCGGTCAACCACTATGAATTGCCCGAAGTCGCCCATGACGGTTTCGAGGGCGCCGCTGGTGGTGACGCCGCCCATCGTGGTCGACTCGTAGATCGGCGCGCCGAGCAGCGTCTCCGGCTGCCCCTTGCCGAGGTTGGTCCAGAACGACGCGCCGCCGGCGGTGTCGAGCTGCCGGAACTTGTTGATGATCGCCACGTTGGCGACCCATGCGCAGCCGGGAGCGTTCCGGAACCGCGGCGGGAGCGCGCCCTGGACGGCGTAGATGTCGCCGACCGCGACGACCAGCGTGGTCGCCGTGGTGATGACCGTGGTGGCGCCGGTGATGACGCCCTGCGGGACGCCGCCCGATCCGGCGCCGGTAGCGAACGCGGCCTCTTCCAGCCGGTCCTTGGCGTCCGCGAGGAGCCGGGGGAGCTGCTGGCCGAAGTCGGTGTCCTCCAGGACTTCGTACGAGCCGAACACCCAGGCCGCGGCCTTCTGCGGGGTGATCTGGACGTTCCCCACGGTCGGCGTGTTGTCGGTGGTGATCGTGCCTTCAGTGAGCCACGCCGCGTTCACGCCCGCCGACGTGACGCCGTTCCACGTGTTGCTGGTGGTCTGCTTGACGTTGCTGATCCGCCGCCACGGGTTCGCCGACCCCGTGTTCGTCAGGATTATGGTCGGGTCGAGAACAAAAGGCAGGAGGTACCCGCCGTTCGCGAGGGTCAGGCTCAGCGCGGCGCGCTGGGCGTTGCCCTGCGGGTCCTCCATGTAGGCGCGGAACGCCTCCTGGTACTCCTCGGACCCGGTGGTCAGCATGTGCTCGGCGACGCCGCGGCCGAGGGTGCCGGGATTCTCCTGCACCATCCGGGTCGCGTTCTCCGCGAAGTCGCTGGCGAGGTTGCCGCGCTTGACTTCCATCTCGATCGCGTCGAACGCCCGGCCGCGGAGCTCGTTCGTGCGGACAGTGTGGTGGCGTACCGCGTCGAGGTCCTCGTACGGGTTGCGGTACCGGCTGCCGATCAGGTCCGGGTTGCCGCCGCGGTAGGGGCTGTCCCGCCTGCCGTCGCCCGCGTTCTGGTTGATGGTGCCGTCGGGCCGCTCGAGGTTGCCCTCGTCGTCGGCGGCGCGGGTGATGCCGCGGATCCGCTCCATCCGCTCGATGAGCGGCTTGGACTTGGCGTCCAGTTCCTCCCAGCGGGTCAGGAGGCTGTCGCGGTAGTCGCCGTCGGCCTCCTCGGTGATCTCCTCGGAGTTCTCCATCCGCTGGAGCTCGATCTTGATCCTCGCCTGTTCGTCGAGGTATTCCTGCAGCGTGGCCATGCGCCACGTCCTTTCGGCTGGTTACCAGGCCAGCCCGAGCCGTTCCCGCGCCTCCTTGCTGCGGAGGGCGTACAGCGCGTGCTGGTGATACCGGGCCGAGTGCTCGTCACCGTCTGCACGGCTGAGCGGGTCGCCGGCGGCGGGTTCCTCGTCTTGGGGAAGTGCCTCATCAAGCTCGTCCGGGTCCGGGCCGGAGCCGGGAGTGGACATGCGGACGCCGAGGATCTCGGCGCCCGAGTACGCGGGCCACAGGACCGGGCCGTAGTCACGCAGGCCCAGCTCGGTGCGGCGGACGGTGCGCAGCTGCCCGGCGCTGTCGCGCCGGTGCTGGTCGCCGCGGCGCAGCTGCGGGTCCGAGCGCATGATCGGGCCGACGAACGACTGGGCGGTGATCGACCCGTTGCGGATGTTCTCCAGCACCTCATCGGCGAGCGGCGTCTCGGAGTACCGGGTGCGGGTCAGCACGCCGCGGGCTTCGGCGGCGATGTGGACCGGGACGCCGATCGGCATCGAGAACCGGTCGGAAGGGGCGCCGGACAGGTCCCGGCCGTGGTTCCACAGAACTTTCACCGAGGACGGGAAGCCGCCGCGGGCCCGGGACGCGTGGTCGATCGCCCGGTTGAACGCGCTGGGCTCGATGACCTCGATGTAGTGGCCTTCGTGGTCGTGGATCTCGGCTTCCTGCCCGAACACCGCCGCGTACGCCTCGACGACGCGGCCGTCGCCGCCCTGCTCGGAGCGGATGATGTGGATGTCCTCGAGCGAGTAGATCCGCATGAACTCCGCGCGGGACGCGCCGTTGCTGGCGCCGCTGCTGCTGTCATCGCTCACCTGGACTCCGAACTTCTTGGCCGCGGCCTTGATCGCGGGCATGGCCTTGTCTGCGAACGGTGACTTCGAGGCCTGCGCCAGCGCGTTGCGGACGTGCGCGGCGTCCTGGATAGGGAAATGCCGCAGCGACCGGGGGATTGTGCGGCCCGACCCGTCCTTGGTGCCGCCGCTTTCGATGTACGCGAACGCGGAGTCGGGCAGGTCGTTGATGTCTGCGGTCGCCATCTGGGCCCGCTGCGTCGTCGTCACCGATGACCTCCCGGTCGCCTTCTTGATCTCCGCCGCGTGGGTCGCCGGCCAGATGCCGAGCGCGTCGTGGTGCGCCTGCGCGCAATATCCGTGCGCGTCGTCGAGGAACTTCGACAGATGCAGCACGCACCTGTCGTAATCGCCTGGCTGGCCCCAGCGGATTTTCGCCGCGCCGTCGCCGTGAACCCAGTACTCGTGCAGCCGCTCAGTATCGGCCGGGTGGGCAGTCTGGCCGCCGAGACGGACCGCGCCGTACTCGTCCATCAGAGCTTCGCTGCCTGCGCGTCGAGTGCCGCGGCCTGCGTCAGCAGCGTGTGGATCTGATGCTGCAGGTGGGCGACGTGCGCCGCGTGATGCGACGGCTTCTTTTTCGCCGTCGCCGTCTTCTTGGCGGGCGTCTTGGCCGGCGCTTTGGCGGCCGCCTTCGCGGCCGCGGTCGCCTTCTTGACTGACGCCAAGGCCGCGTGCTGCTTCTGCGAGGCGGCCAGCTCGGCCTTCAGCGTGGCCGCCTGCGCGCGGTCGGCTTTGGCCTGGGCGAGCAGCTGCGCCTTGCGGGCCGCGTTCGCGGCGGCGGCGCCGCTGGCCGCGCTCTTGCCCTTGGCCGGGGCGCTCGTCTTGCTGCTGCCGCCGCTGGCGGTGCCGAACTGGCCGCCCGTCGATGACCCGGCCGCGACGTGGGTCATGTTGTAGCGGGACACATCGGCCGCGCCGGACGCCCACGCCCGCGCCCAGGCGGCCGTCCAGGTGTCAGGCACGGCCGTTCGCGCCTTCGAGCTCGCCGCGCCGGGCGCTGGACGGCCGCGGGGTCGGCCGCGTGCCGTTCCCGCCGTCACCCGGCGACGTGGAACCGACCGGCAGCCGCGGCATCGTCGGCGGGAGAGGGTCAGCGGTCGCGCCCGGCTGGCCGGGCTGCGGCAGAAGGTGCTGCACGTTCCCGGCCGGGAGCGGCGGCGGCTCGGCAGCCTCCGTCAGCTGGCCCATGTCGCCGGCCTCGATCGCCTTGACCGCGCTCATCTTGTCGTATCCGCTCTGCTGCAGCGCCAGCAGCGCCTGGGCGCGGATCAGCGTGACCTGCGCCCGGACCTGCTCGCCGTCCTGCAGCGCCGCGATGTCGGCGGTGTCCACCCACAGCCGCGACCCGGCCGGGACACCCGGTACGAGTTGCTCCAGCGCGCCGCACAGCGACCGCCACAACGGCCGCAACGTTAGGTCCCCGAACCGGCGGATCACTTCCTGGTACGACTTGCCGGCGCCCTTGATGGACTCCAGGCCCACCAGCAGCGGCGGCACTCCCGCCGCCGCAAGGACCCGCTCGACGCCCAGCGCCTGGACGTTCGTGAAGTCGATCTGCGTGAGCGAGTTGCCGACCGCGACCAGGTCCGCGCCCTGGTCCAGGATCAGCGTCTTGCCCGCATTCGACGGGCCGCCGTACCGGGCGGTCATCCGCTCCCGGATCGCGTCGACCGTCCCCGGCTGCAGCTTCTGCGCGTACTTGATGACCAGGTTCGGGGTAGCGTTGGCTTGCAGGTAGCGGATCTTGAACTGGGACATCGCGTCGTCGCCCTGCACGTCCCGCATCACCGGAGTCAGCCACGACATGCCCCGGAAGTTGGCCTGCGGGTCGGGGATCGGAGCCCAGTGCGCCACCTCGGCGGCGGGGGCCATGAACCCGGCGCCCTGGTCCAGGACCGTTTTCGGCGGCTCATGCCAGTAGCCGATCTTCCGCCGGTACGTGCCGCCGCCCGCGACGGGCACCATCTCGCTGACGATCGTCACCCAGTCCGGGCGCAGGCGGACCAGCACGTCCTCGCCCGGAGGCGACCACGTGTAGGAGTTCCCCGCCACGCTGGCGTCCTGCTCGCAGCGGGCGATCAGCTCACCCGACGTCGTATCCGGGCCCCACGGATGCTCCAGCACAGCCAGCGAGGTGTTGCCGTACAGGTGCTTGTCGTCTTTGGCCTGCAGCTGGAACGCCGCTTCGGACAGGAGCATCATCCGGACGAGGATGGCGGCGAAGACGGGGGAAGCGTTGGCGTTGGCGTTCTGCGCGAACGCGGTCAGCGACGGCAGGATCGCCTCACGGTCCGGGCTGCCGTAGGTGCTGGTCAGGACCGCCGCGCCGCTGGCCAGGCCCTCCCAGTAGCCGTCCCGGCGGATCAGCCGGTCCAGCAGCCTCACGACGGCGGCTCCAGCACTTCCAGGGTCGTACCGCCGGACAAGATCATCACCGGCACATCATCCGGAAGCCACGCGGTCAGCCCTTTCATGAGCACGGACGCCTTGGCCTTATCGATGTGTTCCGGGACGTGCACGACGACCCGGTCGCCGGGCTTCAGCGTCAGCCGCTGGACGTCGACCTTCACCCGGACCGCCGGGCCCGTTCCAGCACGGTCGCCAGCGTCGGCACCTCATGCACGGCCGGCTGCGCCCGGCCCTGGCCGTCGTCGCGGGACAGCGCCCACGCGCCCACCGCCAGCGAATCAGCGATGACGCACAGGCCGAAGCCGAGACGGCCGGTCAGCCACCCGCCCGCCAGGACGCCGAGCAGGGAGATGGCCAGGAGGGCGGCGGACAGGCGCACGGCGACCTCCTAAGCTGCGGGCATGAGCGACGACACGATAATGACGATCGCCGTGATCCTCGCGGCCCTGATCGTTGCGGCACTCCTGGCGCTGGCGTTCGCTGCTGCGGTGCACTACGGGTGGTTCTGACGGGACCTGCGGCGGGCGGTCCGTCCAGCCGCTCTCTGCTGGCAAACGGGGTGATGCCGCCTCTTACCTGCGGCTCGGCCGCAGTCAGACCCGCCCAGACGCCTGGATTAACTGCTAATTGAGTGCTCCAGGCGACCCTATTAGCACCCGGGAGCCTGGTTACTTGCCTGGAGCACGCGCCTAGACCGCCCAGACGCCCGGCGTGGCCAGTTCCTCCCACCGCGCGAACGCCCACGCGGCCAGCGTCGCCGCGACCAGCGGCGACTGATCCACGGCCACCTTCGGATCCCACGCCTGCGCGCCCGCCAGCGGCCTTTGCTGACCGCCGCGCACAGCAGCGGTCAAAGGTGCCTGGTCCAGGTGCGCCAGCCGGCCGTCGTTCACCAGGTCGAGGAACTCGCCATGCGCCACCGCCATGTCCTGCGTGTCCGGCTGCGTCACCAGGATTCCCGCCTCGGCCAGCGGCCTGATCAGCGTCCCCGACTGCGCCTTCGGGTTCACCACCACCGCGACCGGGTCATGCTTGGCCCACAGCCCGGACATCCGCGCCACGACGCCGCGCGGATGGTCATACCAGACCAGGTCCACGACCAGGCGCGTGCCGCCCTGCTCACGGCCAGCCGCCACGATCGACGAGTGATTGCGGTCCTCGCTGATGGCCACCCCGAAGGCGACCTCGCCGCTCACAGCCGCACGCCTGGCACGGCGGACGCGGTCCACGTGTCCTTGCCGATGACTTCCCAGCCCGGCTTGGCCACGTCCGGCCACTGGCACAAATAGGCTCTGCGAAACTCGGGCAAATCCATCAGCTCGAAGTCGGCTTTCACGGTCTCCTCGCTCACCGTGATCCCCAAAGCGGGCATCCGCCGCCACCACGTCGCAGGATCCGCCGGGTCCTCGTCATCAGCCGCGCTGTACCCGATGTAGCAGCCGTTCGACGTCACGCCCATCTCCGCGCGGGCCCGGCCGTCCTCGACCTTCCCCCGGAAGTACGCCGACTTCTCCGTGCCCGCCGCGGACACCACCCACAGCTGCGCGTCGCGGGTCATCATCGCCGGGCGCATCGCCTGCTCCAGGTGGTCATCCTGCTGCGCCCACGCCTCGTCGATCACGCCCAGGTCCACGACGTCGCCGTGGCCGGACGTCTGCGTACCGCTGACCAGGCCCAGCATCGACCCGTTCCTGAACACGTACGCCTCGCTGCCCGAGCCGCGGCGCACGTCGATGAACCGGCGCAGCTTCGACCGCTCGATCAGCGGCCACCACACATCCAGCAGCCGGTGCCGCGCGTCCAGCCTGGTCTGCGCCGTGTAGCTGATCTGCGTCCCCGGGCGCCGCAACCCCCGCGCCACCATCATCGACAGCAGGTCAACCGTCTTGCCCTGCTGCCGCATCACCTCGATCACGACCTGCCGGTACGCGAACCGGCCGTCCGGGCCCAGCTCCGTCGTGACGGCGTTGACGTCATCCTGCCACGGCATCAGCCCAGGTCCGAGCGACGTGCGGAAGCCGAGCAGCCGCGCCGTCTGCCCGATCCCGGCCGCCAGGTTCGGGCGCCCGGTCGCGGGGGTGGCGAACCTAGGCCGAGCCGAGGGCGCCGAACAGTCCCGCGAGGTCGTCATCCGGCTTCTCCGCGCGCTTCCCGATCAGCTCCACCAGCGTCTTGCGGAGCTCCGCGCCCAGGATCGCGTTCGACGGGTCCTCCCGGTGCGCGCAGACCATCCGGGCGGCCAGGTCGCGCAGTTCCGCCGCCGGGTCAAACGCCGGGCCACTTGCCAACTCGGTTGCCAAGTCCGGCACCGAGGTTGGCAACCCACTTGGCGACCCGCTCCGGACGGCTGCGCAGCGGCGGCACAGCGAGTGGTCGCCCGCTTTGTGCAGTCGCTTCCGACGCGACCGCAGCGCCTCGCTATCCGCCATGCCTCATCCGATCATCGCCAGTTGCTCCTGATCGCAGCGGGCCGCCCGGCCGCAGTTGCAGCCCAGGTGCGCCGCGCGCTTATTCGCCGCCGTATCGTCGCCGCCCTTCGATATCGGCGCTATGTGGTCGATGCTCTTCGAGCGCGGATCCGGCCACTTGAAGTCCTTGCCGATCGGCTTCCGGCAGATCCCGCACCGCCAGTGGTCGCGCTCCAGTATCTCGGCATCGGTGACGCCATCCCACGTCTCGCGCCGCCGCTGCTTCCGTATCCGGTCCTGCCGCAACTTCCGGGGCATGTCCCCGGCCACATAGCGCCGGTAGGGCGGCCGTGAACCATTACGCCACGCCGTCGTGCATGACTTCGAGCAGAACCGCTGGCCGGCCCGGTGCTGCGGCTTCGGAACATAGGACTCTCCGCACAGGACGCAAATCCGTGGCGCTGCCGTCCGGGGTGGCAGCCGGCAATCCCGGCAACGCCGACGATCAGGCGGCGCGGAACTCGCGGTCACCTGAACTGTCTTGCCGCACTCTGAGCAAACGCCGTGCCCGGCACGCTCGGGGTTGCACAGGCTGTGATCGCCGGCTCTGTGGCGTGCCAGCTCTTCTAGCGGCCGTCCTGGCTTCTTTTCAGGGGCCTCTGCACGCGACTGCGCCAGCAGGCACTTAGAGCACGCCGGCCTGCCCTTATAGGTTCCGCCGCCGCAGGATACGCAGACGCCGCCGCGTTCCTTCGGACCCGGTGGCGGCCGGGACATCGACCAGGCAAAAGCCCGCAGATCGCGCATGAAGCTCCCAGAGACTGCGGCAGCGCCCGCTCTCTGGGAGGACGAGCGCTGCCTGACCCTCAGTGATCAATTGAGGGCTCACACTAGGTAAATCATACCGCGCCACGTGGCACGTAACTCTGCGTGTACGCGACGTGGCTGCGGAGTCGGCTGACCTGTTCTAACTTCACACGCGATTCGATTTCTTCGGTTGACCTGGCGTTGTTCGTTCGAACACGAAGACATCGCCAGATGGTGGGGTAGTCACTGATGACCGGGCGGGTGGTCAGTCCTGACCGTGGTCACTGCCTGTCACTGCGCTCGGGGCACTGTCTGCGCTGCGCACCGTCATGTGCGCTGGCAACCGCCGTCTGCAATTGCGCCCGTCATGTGCGCTGCAAACGGGACCGCTGCATGTGCGCTGCGCCGGTCACCGTGTCGTTCACCAGCGGCCCGTTCGCCAGCGCTTCCGGGGTGGTGGAGTTCTCCAGGACGGCGACGTACAGCCACTCAATCTGCGCCCCGGCTGTCACGCCCCAGTTGCCCGGAATCACCACTGCCTCGCTGACTGCCACGTCCTGATCCTGCCGCGCTTCCGGTTGCCGCGGATCGCGCCGTCCGCCCGGTTGTGCGCCCGGCACGCAAGACCGGGTAGATATCCGCTGCGGTCCGCGGTGTGCGGCAGGTCGAGGTAACGCCGTGCGACAGCGAGCGGCCACCACGTCAGCGGTTCGCCGCCGTGCGCGCACCGGTCACCGGGCCTGTACTGCGCTAGCCGCCGTTCCCGTTCGGCCTGGTGTGACTGGCCGTAGCCGCGCTGTGCGGTCGTGCCGGTCCACCGCTTGCGTGCTGGTGCGCGGCGTTGCGGCATGGTGCGCGCCATGGTCAGCGACCGCCGGAGTCATCTAGCAGCGCCGACTCGCCGGCGGTGTGGCCGTCGTAGTAGCCGTCCATCCAGTCGCGTTCCCCGTCGGTCACGGCGAAGCTGAACGCGTGGTCCTCGCTGCAGAGCGCATCGGTGAATCCCTGGTCGTATCCCTGCTTCCAGGAAACGGTGCGGACAGCCATGGCGGCTCAGGCGGCTGGCGGCGCTGCTGGCGGCGCGAGCGCGGCGACGGTGGTAACAGCGCCGGTCAGGTCAGCGGCGGCCTTGTCGAGGCCGGTCAGGTCGAGCGCCGGGTTGGCCACCTTCAGCGCGGCGATCTCAGCGGTGATCGCGGCCGCGGCGGTACCGAGGTTCGCGACGCCGGCCTCGATGGTGGTGACGTCGGCGGTGATGTCGTCTTGCTGGCTCATGAGCACATCCAGTTTCAGGTTGATGGTGTTGAGCTGGGCGAGGATCTGGTCGAGTGTCGCTGGCATCTTGAACAGGTTCCAGGTGGTCACGGGTCAGCGGGTGATGATGCGGCCGGGGTGGTCCTGCGCCTCAGCCATGGCGTCGCGGATCCGGTCCTCATCGGAGGGCGTGTCCTCGACGGCTAGATTGCCGAGCCGCACGACGACGGTGCTGTCGCCGACCGCCCCGTCCACTCTCACCACGGCGACGTCGACACCAAACGCCACGATGGTGGCGGTCAGGATGACCGTGTCGCCTGCCTTGTGCTCAGCCATGGTTCAGGCCTCCGCGGACAGGCCGGGGTCCTCGCCGGAGGCTGCGCTGCTGGCCGGAATCCGGATGTCCATGGTGACCACGCCGTCCTCGCCGACGCTGAGCTCGACGACCGCGCCGTCGAGGTCCGTGCCGCGCGGGACGCGCAGCGTGCGGTCCTCGTAGTCCGGTTCCGGGTTTTTCCCGTAGGTGGCGTTGCTGAGCGCGGCCATGGTCAGCGCCTCCGCAGGAACAGGATCAGGACGACAATGAGGATGATGACCAGGACAGCGCCGAGGCCGATGTACATCAGACGGCTCCGCCTCTGCCGTAGCGGCCGGACCGGTTCCAGCCCCACGCCACCTCAGCGCACACCAGCGCCAGGCCGATGAGAAGCAGCCAGATGATCCAGTCGGGCATCGTTTTACCGCCTTCGCTTGGTCAGGCGTCCGGCGCGTGCAGGCTGCCGGAGACGTGGCTGCCGCCGAAACTCGACGCCGACGCCCCGTACTTCGGATCGGACAGCACCGCCTTCAGTGCCTCGTACAGCTCCATCTCGATGGCCGCGCTGTCGGCGGGGGTCGAGGACGGATCCGGTGCGGGGACGTGACCTGACGCGTTCAGGCTCCAGCTCATGATGTCCTTTCACATGGTCAGGCCCGGCGTCCTGACGGACCGCCGGGCCTGTACCTTTCGCCGGGTGAACCCGCAGAATGGGCTTCGCAGGGGGCCGCGGGTTCATCATTTGGCCTGAGCCGCTGCCCGTGATGCGGGTACGGGCACACTGCTCCTAGGCGCACGTTATATGACGCCAACCGGAGATGTCTACCTTCGGCGTCATCTGCCGGCGCGTCGTTCCGCCATGGCCCGGCCGCGCGCGCTGAGCGGCCGGGCCATGGTGCCTCCTACGGCAGGTGCGCGTTGTCCTTCCACGTGTAGTGGTCGGACGTGCCGCCGATCGCGGTCGCGCTGCCGCGCAGCTGCGCGCCGATGCCGTCCGGCCGCACGACCAGGCCGGTGGCCACGTCCTGCAGCTGGCTGGGCTCGCCGGATAGCAGCCTGAACTGCTGCCACGGGCCGGTGTTGCACGGGGTGAGGATCAGGCCGTCCGGCACCGGGTCAGGCCAGCCGCCGCCCGGGTCGGACACGCACAGCCCGGTAGCGACGCCGCCGGCCCTGGTCGCCTCGAACTGCCACACGCCCGAGCCGCGGTTGATGCGGATGAACAGGGTGGCCGGGTCGCTGTTGTTGGCGGGCCAGCCGGCGATGATCGCGCCGGCCGCGTAGTGCTGGCGGAACACGTCGAACCCGTTGCCGAACGCGTTGACCTCATCGCCGAAGTTGCCCATGGCCGACGGCGGCGGGGTAGATGTGCTCGTGCCGGTCGGTGACGGGCTGGGCGACGGCGTGGACGGGGGGCCCGTGACGCACGGGTTCGCGTCGCTGTTGAGGAAGAAGACCCCGCCAGAGGTGGTGGAGATCCCGCTGAGGGTGAAGAACACCTGGTCGTACGGGCCGAAGCCGACACCGTTGCCGGACGTCACTACCTTGAACTCGGGGTCGGTGCCATTGACCCCGGTCAGGACGTCCGTCGTGCCGTTGAAAGTCCAGCCTGGGTTGGAACCGAACAGCGAGAACGCTACCGGAGTCGAGCCGGGGATATGCAGGGTGCTCGCGATCGCCGAGAGCGTCAGCGAGGTGCTGGTTGCGCTGCCGCCGTTCAGCTGAATGGTGAGCGCGCCAGTGGCGTTGTTGAACGTGTTGCCCTGGTACGTCAGCGTGGTGAACGTCGAGCCGTTGCTGTTCACCTGGACCTGATACTGCTCAGTGCCCTTCGCGCCGACCGAATCCTGGCCGTGGTCCCGGATCGTGTAGGTGTTCGTCCCAGTCGCCGCGCTGGCGTTGTGTATCCAGGGCGTCCCGAGTGCCACCGCACCAGGTCCATAGGCTGCGACCTCGCCAGTGACCGAGTTGATCTGCACGCCAGGAGGCGGACCGCTCGCCCACGGCATGGTTACGCTCGGACTCAGCCACCACAGGCTGTACGTGACAGGCGGTGTTGCGTGACTGAGGATGCCGCCGGCGTTTCCGTACGTGTCCGTGATCGGTGAAGTCGAGTCAAGCGGGTCGTTCATGATCACGGAGTCTGTGACGCAGTTCGGCGAGCCGAGACCGAGCGTCGTCGTCGCCGGGTAAGGAGGCAGCGGCGTGGACGCCTCCGCCTGCCCCTGCCCTATCAGCCAGCCGGTGCCGGTGAGGAGCGCGAACGCGGCTCCGGCGGCTGCCAGTGACCTGATCTTGCGTCTGAACATGGGCGTTCGTCTCCTGATGTGGTCGGTTCTGAGCACTCAACCTAACAGGACGCGGCAGGAGACCGCGAGGATTACCGGTGCCGGCAAATGACGCCAGCTCGTGATAGAGACGCTTACGGGCGCCGCCAGGTTTACGGCCGCCCGCAGTTGATCGCGCCTGTGGCCCGGTAAGCTCGGGAAGGCCAGGGGGTCTCAGTACGCCTCGCGCCGACCGGGCCTCCTGGCGCCGGATTACGGACGTCCGCAGTCCGCGCCGTCGAAGCGTTCCCCGCCGAGCCACCGTGCCAGCCGGGCCATGTCCGCTTCCGTCACCATGGCCGGGCACGTGCCGCAGCGCCACGCCATGTCACGCCAGGTCATCGGGCCGTGGTCGGGACATTCGACGGTCACCTGGCCGCAGCGGCTGGCGGGCAGGCTGATACGCGGGTTCAGCACGCCTGATTTTTACCATGGTTCACGCTGGTCACACGACCGGCGCCGGTTCGGGCGGTACTCATCCCTCCGCCTCATCAAGCGTTAGCCATGACCGGGGCTGCCAGCCGCTCTCCCCTCTTGGTGTGGGCATACACGAGCGGCATGGACTCCTGGGCGCGGAATGCCGCCCACTCCACGCTGACCGCGCCGCTCCCGGGAAACAAGTCGTCTAGCTCATCATCAGGCGTAATACCTAGCAGGTCGATGATCCAGCGGACGAACGGCCTCGGTTTCTGGCCAGTGATGGCGTTTCCCTGATACCCCTGGAGCGCGCCGCAGGTGAGCAGGTCGCGGACACATGGACCCTCACCCCATTTGAGGCGCCCTCCGCGAGTGATCACGGGTTCCCAGCTCTGATGCCAGCGGCCAGCCCCGGAAAACGGCCGGCGGTTGGTCACGTTCCATACGGCCACGCGCACATCAGGCGGGCACAGGGTCAGGACGTCCCGCAGGGCCTCAACTGACGTAGACAACGCCCACCCGTCAGGGTATCCGCTGCACAGCCGCTCAACCAGCGCTGCATGATCTACCTCACCCGCATAGTCGGAGTGACCGCCATACAGGCGTTTGGACTGCCCCGGATACGGCGGGTCTGCGTAGGCGAACCTCATTCGCGGCCCTGCACGACCAGCCATGGTGCCAGCGCACTATGAAGCCGTTGCAACTGGCCGATTTCATACAAGGCCTGCCCGCGTCCGCCTTTCGCGCCTGATGACGTCTCGCCGATGCGCTCGAGCTGGGCGACGCGGACGGCCGCGCGGAACCGCTTCGGGTCGACGGGCATGCCCTGCCGCGCGAACTCGGCCAGCGCCTCGTCTATGGTCCAGCCGTCGCCGGTCATCCGGGGGACGCCATCAGGAAGCCATAGAATCGCTGCATGAACACTACGGCAACAGCAGAGCGCATCACCGTCTCCCTCATCCCGAAAGCATCCTCCGGCCTCGCCGCGCTCAGCGAGCGGACCGGGCTGAACAAGACTGACCTCGTGAACCGGGCCATCGCCCTGTATGAGTTCATCGATTCCCGGATGGCGGCCGGCGCGGAGATCCTCGTACGGGACGGGGACGGCACCAGCGTAGTCAAGCTGCTGTGACGATGCGCGGGACGACGCGGCGGCCGCCGCGCGACAGACAGGGCACGCCGCGCTTGTTGCCGTCCGGCTCATCGCGCATGTGCGGGCTGAGGGCGACGAACTCCCGGTCGGCGGCGGCGCGCTGGACGCCGACCGCGCGGCCGGAGATGACGCGTTCGCATTCCGGGCACCGGCCTTTGGCGCGGACGCCGGTCGTGGCTGCCACGCTCACCCGTCGATGTCCGGCACGGTCTCGACTTTGCCGTCAGCCCACGCCAGGACCGGGCGGCCGTGCTCGTCGGTGCCCATGGTCGCGGCCGGGCGCAGGCCGTTGCTGTCGGCGCAGCCCGGCACGAAGCAGGTGATGATCACCGGGCGCGCGTCCATGTCGCCGCGCAGGAACCAGCATCCGCAGAACGGGCACGCACGCGACGGCAGCGGCCGCCACAGCCGGGCCTCGTCGATCGCGGGCAGCGACCTGGCCTCATTGATCCACCGCTCCAGGATCCGCGCCGCCGCGCCGTCAGCGTCCGCGCCGAGGCCAGCCACGAGGCGCGGGATTGAGTCGAGGGCTTCACGCGTGTTCCCGGCCGAGCCGCCGCGGCGCTGGCCCGGATGACCGGCGGGCCCGGCGTACCGCAGCGCGGACTCAAGGCGGCGCACGCCCTCGTGGGCGTCCATCAGCGCGCGGCCGGCCTGCGCGTCCCACGGCTCCGGAGCGTCAGCGGCGCGAGGTGTCATGCCAGCCGCGCCGCCGGGTGCCGACGACGGCTCGGCGACCAAGCGCTCGAGCACCGGCAGGTACCCGGCCAGCAGCGTGCACGCTTCGCGTGCCAGGTCAGCCGGGTCCGCCAAAGGTCCACCTGCCCGTATCCGGAGTTGCGCGGAGCTATCCGGAGTCTAGGGTATTCAGGCAGGTGACGGTCGCATCCTGTCCCGCTTCCGCTCCCACTCGGCCACCTCTTCCGGGTGGCATGCCTGGGTCGCCGGGAAGAAGCAGCAGTGACCGCCATGGGCGTTCGTGATGTATGCCCACGACGTCATGCACTGACACGGCTCAGGCTCGGGCTCGGTGCCCGTCTCAGCCATCAATCGGCCCGTCGCATGACGGGCAGCGGCCGCAGTTCGCGCACGCGGCCTTGGGGACCGCACACTTCTCGCACGTCACCGACGCGGTGGCGTGATGGCAGCCCTTGCACCAGGCGACAACGACCGCCTTGGGGCCGTCCGGCTCGTTCTCTGTGCCGTCAGCCACCGGACGCCTCCGTGACCTGCGCGGTGGCCTGGAGTTCCGCGATCTCCTGCGCCGCCTGCGCGGCGACGGCGGACAGTTCCGCCAGGCCGACGCGGCTCTGCTCCAGGTCGTCATAGCCGGGGCGCAGGTCAATCCTGATCGCGACGCGTCGGCCCGGGTCAAGGTAAAGGAACAGTCCGGTCTCATCGCGGTCCAGCTTCACCGCGCCCGCCTGCATCCCGTGAATGAAGGCGCTGAAAAGGGCCTCGGAGTTGTTCTTGCTCACGTCGTGCTCCCTGTGCCGTTGTCGCTATCGGCGGCCGCGCCGTCCCAGTCGAACTCGGCGAACTCGGCGTGAACAGCGGCCACCTCGCCCAGGCCCAGCCAGGTGATCCGCACTTCCGGCCGCTCGGTCGTCGTCCACTTCAGGTTCCGCAGCTCGCCGAAGACCGGGGACGCCCCGGTGCTGAAGTCCTCAACGTCGGCCTTGATCTGAACGCCGCTCTTCAGCGTGATGACCATCTTCATGCCGTGCTCCCTGGTTTGCCGTTCCTGACGCGCTGGATTGTCTTGGGGGACACGCCTGCGATCCTGGCCAGCTCTGCCTTGTCCGCTGGCTTGTCCAGGTGCGGGTTGTCCCGGATGGCGGCGGCGGCCTTGTCCATGGCTGTCCGCGCCGGGATG